TTGTTGATATTGGCTCCATAAGCGAGCTTAGAGGTAACGCTCAGGTAGTTAGGGATCAGCCTTACGGCGCAGAGTTGGCTTTTCCTATACAGCAACTAGATAACGTCAAAACTCAATCTGGAGCTGTCGCCATAACCTTTGAGGATGAAACAGTCGTCCGAGTAATGGACCACAGTAAGTTGGTTATCAACAGTTACATCTACGATCCAAACCCAGCCAAGAGCGAAATGGCTTTACGTTTCGCATCTGGTACAGCTCGTTTTGTTACAGGTAAATTTAATAATAAAAAGAAAATACGCATACAGACGCCGAGTGCTGATGTCTATGTGAGAGGCACAGATTTTACAATCACTACTACCCCGGAAACTGGAGCCTCGTTGGTGATTCTATTGCCTGGTGCTGACGGCAAAGTAGGCGAGATAATAGTAGAAACAGCGATGGGGCAAGTCATACTAAACCAAGCCTATCAAGCGACCACAGCTATGACTTATAACCAAGCACCATCTAAACCTGTAACGCTAGACATATCACTGGAACTTATAGACAACATGCTTATTGTGAATCCGCCACAAGAACGCCAGGATCTTGTAGAAGAAACACAACAACAAGGCACAGCAGATTATTTAGAATTTTCAGATCTTGATATAGATTTCTTAGCAGAAGACTTTTTAGATAACGAGGCGGATTTAGAGTTTACAGAGCTGGACATCAACTATCTTGACGTAAACTTCTTAGAAGATTTACTGAATGTTATCGATGCGCTTGCTGTCGATGAAGAGGAAGATCAACTCAACAAACTGGCTACAGGTATCACCATAGCTGGGACAAGCATAGGTCAAGACAAAGACACGCAGATTACAACCATAATTACAGGCCAACAGATAAGTATTCGCAGATCTGTAGGAGACACTTATCGCCTAGACTTAGATGGATCTAGCGCATACACTCTTATATTGTTTCAAAATGGGGTAGAACACGTTGTTAAAGTAAATGGCGGATCTTCCAATGTAATAACTATTAGGCAAGGAAATTGAACAAAAAATATATATTCCCAGCTTTACTTATTGGTTTAGCTCTACCTTTGTTGATGCAGCTTACACCTTTAGAAATCCTAAAGCTCAAGACGTTTGATGCTTTTGTAAAAGAACAAGAACCAACAGGCAACTTTGTAATCCTAGATATAACCGAGGCTGATATTGAAAGAGAAGGCGGTTGGCCATTACCCAGAAGGAGGTTAGCCGAGATTCAAGTAGATTTACTTAACGCTGGTTCGTATGCTCAAGCCTGGGCATTGACTTTTCCACAACCAGACCGACTTGGCGGAGACGAAGCCTTTGCAGAAGCCTTGAGCTATGGCCCGTCTGTATTAGCCATGTTTGAATCAGATACAGGAAACTATCCACCGACTGTAGGTACAGTCATACTAGGCGAAGATACAGGTGGAGGCTTTCAAGCCAGAGGTGTTGTAGAAAACATAGACATTCTTAAAAATAGTGCGACACAAGGCGTCGCATCAGCACCTACAGACGTTGATGGTTTGGTAAGACAATATCCTTTGTTATTGCGTACTGATACAGGTTTCGCTCCAAGCCTACCCATAGAAATAATTAAAAACATCACCGAGGCAGACACATATATTATAAATATGACTGATAGTGAGATACGAGTACCATCACTACCACCTATATCAGTAGACTCAGCACACAGAAAATGGATTAGCTATGTAGATACGCCAGTTATTACTCTGGATGATTTGTCTGGCGCACAAGATAAGATAACCATAATAGGAACTTCTGGTGGCGGTATTATGCCTCAAGTGCCTACAAGTAAAGGTTTAATGTACCCACATTTCTTGCAAGCAGCCGTAGCAGAGTCAATTTTATTACCTGAGTCTCCTAGGATCCCTGAGTGGCATTTAGGAGCTGAATTAGCCATCTTTTTATCATTCTGTTTACTGGCCTGGTTCCTTACACAAAGACTGAGCATGTCAGTTGGTCTAATTTACTTTGGTATATCTGCTGGATCTTTGGCTACATTTGGCATTTTTACCATTCAAGATGGTGTGCTGTTAGATGTTACTTGGTCTTTGATTAGCCAGTTCATAATAGGTAGCACCTCTTACTACATCAAATACAGAGAAGAATACATACTCAGACAACAAATCAAAAAACAGTTTGAGCATTACTTAGATCCTCGCCAAGTCAAACAACTACAAGATAATCCAGATTTACTCAAGTTAGGAGGATCTAGGCGTTATATTACTGTGCTTTTTACTGATGTCCGGGGATTCACTTCTTTATCAGAATCTATGTCTCCAGAAGATGTGACTTATATAATGAATCGTGCATTAACGGCCCAGGTAGATGCCGTAAGGCAATATGGCGGTACCATAGACAAGTTCATCGGCGATGCGCTTATGGCTTTTTGGAACGCTCCTTTAGACATAGATAGACACGAAAATGCTGCGGTTGATTGTGCATTACAAATGCGAAAAAATATGGACAAACTAAATCTTGAGCTAGTTAATGCAGACTTACCACCAGTGTCAATAGGCATAGGAATAAATAGCGGTGAAGCGATAGTTGGTAATATGGGATCCGATACACGATTTGATTACACTTGCATAGGCAGTCCTGTAAATGAAGCGGCTAGACTGGAATCCAGTTGCAAAGAAGTTGGCGTAGATTTAATTATTGGCAGAACTACAGCCTTGAAATCAGATCAAATACTAAAAGAACTAGAACCTATAAAAGTAAAAGGCGTTGAAAGACCATTACAAATTTATGGTTTATTTGAGGAATAAAGACAAAAGATGCAAACTATTACAAAATTGTATTAAAATGAACAACAAGGATTTATATGAGTAAAATTTTACTAGGTGTAATTGGAGTTTTGGTTTTTATATGTTCAATATTGTATTGGCAAAACTCAAGACTATCTGCTTTGAATGATGCTTTTGAACTCCGGGACGCTGAACAAAAAGCGGCCATAGAGAATTTGCAAAATGATTTTGCTTTACAAACATCATCTTTACTAAACTTACAATCTAAGAATCAACAAATCGAAGCTGAAATGAGTAGATACCTAGACATATTTAAACGTCACAATCTTACAAAATTAGCTATAGCTAAACCTGGTTTAATAGAAACCAGAGCAAACAAAGGAACTAAAGATGTATTTGATAGCATTGAAAAAGACACTGTTGGTATTGACAGTCTTGACGATGGCTTGCAGTTGCAGCCTGATACCGAGTAAAAAGGTAGAAATAGTCACAAAGCCGATTGAAAGGAATATCGTACAACCGATATTGCCTAGAGCAGTAGATCTTAAAGATCCATATTGGTATGTGGTATCAGAAAAAAACATAGAAGAGTTTTTACAGAGAGTTGAAAAAGAAGAGGGAGCTGTAGTATTTTTTGCAATGTCAGTACCAGATTACGAGTTAATGGCGTATAACATGCAAGAGCTCAAAAGATACATAAAAGAACTGAAAGAAGTGGTTGTGTATTATAGGACTGTAACAACCAAACAAGGAGAGAATAATGAGTAAATCACCAGACGCTTTCGTTTATAAATGTAAATTAAAATCCGTGACGGATGGTGACACTATCCGTTTGGAAACCATAGACCTTGGCTTTTCGGTGCAATTACACAATAAAGCCGTTCGCATAAATTCGATAGATACCCCCGAAAGCCGTATAAATATTAAAAGATACCCAGAAAGGGCAAAGGAAAAAGAGCTTGGTTTACTAGCAAAACAAAAACTTAAAGATTGGTTGGTTGGTGACATAACTATAAGATCTTATGGCACCGACAAATATGGGAGAGTATTAGCAGATGTATTTTGTGAAAAAGGTAATATCGCTGATTTGCTCAAAAAAGAAAATCTTGCAGTCGACTATCACGGCGGCACAAAAGTTAAAAAATGGGGAGAGTAATATGGAAATATCACAAGAAGGTATTGCGCTTATTAAGCGCTTTGAAGGTTGTAAATTACAAGCATATAAATGTAGCGCGGGAGTACCTACTATTGGTTATGGATCAACACGCGGAGTCACTATGGATATGGAAATATCACAGGACAGAGCAGAGGCATTATTGCTAGAGGACATAGCCGATTTTGAAGAAGAAGTGAACAAATGTGTAAAAGTGCCCTTAGAACAAAATCAATTTGATGCTTTGGTGGCATGGACGTTCAATCTTGGTGGATCCAATCTTCGCAGTTCCACTATGTTGAAAGTTTTAAACAACAGCGAATATGACAAAGTACCAAGTGAAATGAAACGCTGGAACAAAGCTGGAGGTGAGACGCTTCAAGGATTAATACGCAGACGTGAGGCTGAAAGTTTACTATTTAAAAATGAACCATGGCATGAAGTATAACGATGTGCAATACTACCCACAGGCCCATAGGCTTAGAGTTGGGTGG